CCAACAGAACCACACCACCAAGCAGGGCACGCCGGAGTTCGTGCAGAACGCCGCGCGCTATCGCGAGCTGCGCGCCCAGGAGATGGGCGCTGCGCTGCCTGATGCCGACGCCGAGCTGCGCGCCAGGCACGCCGCCAACCCTGGCGGTTTCGACGCCACCATGAACCGCGTCTTCAGCGGCGCGGTCACCGGCATCCCCGATCTGGCAATTGCGCTCGCCAATGCCGGCATCCGTGGTGGCGTTTTTCCACCGTCAGGGTCGGGGCCTCGCGGCCAGTTTCCTTACCTGGGGCCACAGATGATCGAGGCCGGCGGCGGCGGCTATGTGAAAGATCCGAGCGCCACCAGGCAGATCCTGGAGGGCGCCGGCAGTGCGCTGCTTGGTGGTGGTGCAGGTGCTGCGGCGAACGCAGCCGGGGCGGCGCCGACGTTGCTGGGTGCTGTCGGGCGCGGCGCCGGTTCGATCGCCGCTACCACCATGGCGCCAACGGTGGCCTCGCACTATGGCGGCGAGGCTGGCGGCTATGCCGCCGACAAGCTCGGCCTGGACCCGGAGACCGGCTCGCTGTTTGGCTCGCTCGCTGGCGGCACCGGCGCGGCGGCGGTGCCTGGTGTGATCGATCGCTATCGCCACGGCAGCTATGCCGCCCAGGCCAAACCCAACGCGGCAGAGATCGCCGACGCCGCCAGGCGCGAGGGCGTCACCCCGACCGCCGGCATGCTCGGCAACACCGACATCCAGGGCCGCGAGCGGCAGCTCAGTGGCGCCTATGGCGCACGCGACTTCATCGAGGGTCGGCGCCGCACCGCGCGCGAGCAGATCGGAGACGCGATCGATCGCGCGGCCGAGGCGCGCGGCTCGACCGATGCAGCGCCATCGACAGGCACGATCGGCTATGACGTCGCCGAGGTGGCACGGACAGGCGCCGAGGATCTCGCCGGCCGCAGCTCCAGGGGGCAGCAGCAGCTGATGACCCGCATCGGGCCACGCGCCGACACCGATGTCTCCGGCGTCCTGGCGGCGATGGAGAACATCCGGGGGCGCACCGATCCCCTGACCGCCGCCCCGATCGACACGCGCCTGGACGCGATGCGCCGGATGCTGCCGCGAGATGTCGATGGCAACATCATCTCGACCAGCGTGCCATACGAGCGGGTCAAGGACTGGCGCACAGGTCTGCGCGAGCGCAGCCAGAATTACGACGCGGTGCCTGGTCGCTATGCCGGCGAGATCTACGACGCCACCACCGGCGCGATGCGCGATGCCGGCGCCAGCCAGGGCGTGCCTCCGGCGTACTTCGACACGGTGCAGGGGCGCACGGCGCGCATCATGGGTGAGGGCGGGCCTCATGAGCAGCTCACCGCAGTCGCCGGCACCGAGCCATCGGCCGCTTATTCCTACCTGAAGGGCGGCGAGCAGAACCCGGCGCGGCTGCGCATGCTGGAGAACACCGGCAACCCGGCGATGGATCGCGTCTTTGGCGACTATCTGCGCAAGCTCGGCAACGACACCATCAACCACCAAAACAACAGCGCACCAGGTCCGCGCCAATACGCCAGCCGCATCGAGAGCATGCACCCGGAGGCGCTCGACGTCATCGCCGGCCCGCAGCTGCCTGCTATCAACCGCACCGCCACCCTGGCGCGGGCCTACGACTATCCGACCAGCGGCACCGGACTGACGCGATCGACCGGCGGCGTTGCCGAGAACGCCGTGCGGCTGGCCGCCGGCAGCGAGGCACTCGGCCATGCCGGCGCTGCTACCGGCATCCCTGGTCTCGGCACGGCCGGTCGCGTCCTGGGTCTCGGTGTGCAGCCAGCGATCAACCGTCTGCAGGCGGGCGCACTGGAGGGGCCGCTCGCCATCAACGCCTTGAGCGGCGGCGCCGCACCGCCGGTGATGTCGATGACCGAGCTGGTCGCTGCGCTCAACGCGGTGGCCAGCCAGCAACCGCGTGGAGGCCCAGGTGGCGTACCTCGATGAGCAGGCGCAGGAACGTGAGCTGATCCGGCAGCGATTGCTGTCCGGCAAAAACCCGTTCAACCTGGGCAACGCTGCGATCACACCCGAGCAGGTGGGTCTGTTCCAGATGGCGCCGCCCAAGGGCGTGAACGTCAAGGAGCCGCCGCCTCTCCAGGCACCGATGATGCAAGGTAGGGTGTCGGCGCCTGGTACATCGCAGTGGCATGACGATCCCGGTGTTGCCGGAGTCATCAGCGATATCCTGGGTGGCCCCAACGCCGGTGGTCTGCGGGATCTGCTGAAGCGGCTGCAGCAGACGCAGCAGCGCGGCAGCCCGTCGCCACCGGCGCCAGGCGGCGCGAGCCTGGCCGATCGTGCGCGGGCAGGGCGCACCATGGCGCGACCCCAGGCAGGGCCGACAGCTGTGCAGGCCATCCCCGGCCTGCAGCAACCGGTCGATGCGTCGAAGGCGATGCCTGGCATGCCTGCGGCCCAGGCCTACCAGGCCGAGCATGGCGCGGCGCCGGCAGCGGGCGGCACGGTGGCGCCTGGCCGCAACCTGGCCGGCGTCAATCCTCAGTTCGCGCAGGCCATCCAGGAATACTCAAAGATCTACCAGGATCAGGGCGGTCCTTATTCGGTGACGTTCACCTCCGGCAAGCGTGCCGGAGATCCGCGCGAGCACGGCGCCGGCAACGCCGTCGACATGCAGCTGGTCGATCGCAAGACCGGAACGGCGCTGCCGAACTACCAGGTCAACGACCCCAAAATTTTTTCCGCATATCAGGATTACGCCAACGGCTTTCATCAGTACCTGGAGGCCAGGCATCCCGACCTTGCTGCACAGCATCGCTGGGGCGGCTATTTCTCCGGCCCCAAAGGACACTACGGCGCCCAGGACATCATGCACCATGACCTGGCCGGACAGCGTGTCGGCATGGCTGGCGGATCCTGGAAGGACGGTCTCTCGCCAGCGCAGGCGCGGCTGTTTCCTGGCCTGCAGCCTGGCGGTGGTCTCGCCGGTCGTCCGGCGCCCAGCTTTGCTACGCGCCCATACGACACCGGCTTCGGCACGCAGACCACGGCGCCAGGTGTCCGCGCTCCGATCCCGAGCGAGGCGTCTGCTGCCGGTGGTCCGCATGCGGCCGGCGTGCCGCCGGAGCTGTCGGCCTGGGTGGCGAAGAAGGAAAACTTCACGCCCAATGCGTTCGCCGATTATGGCACCAGCAACATCGGCTACGGCACCGCCGCCAATGGCCGCACCAGCATCACCGAGCCCGAGGCCCGCGCCGAGATGAACGCCGAGCTGGGCAAGCACCTGGCGACGATCGACGCGCTCAACCCGAACACGCCGCCAGCAATCCGCAACTCGCTCGCCTCGCTGGCCTTCAACACCGGCGGCAAGGCAATCGCCGGCACTGGTCTCGCCGAGGCGGTGAAGGCCGGCAACTGGTCCGAGGCCGAACAGATCTTCAAGCAATACGACAAGGTCACCGACGCCAGCGGCAAGCATCCGCTGCGAGGCCTGACCATCCGGCGAGAGCAGGAGGCCCAGGCGTTCCGGGATCCGAATTATTACAAAAAAGACCAGGGAACGACCGCCGCCCAGGATTGGGGTGGCAAACAGGATCCGCGCGCCGGTGGTGCGTCCGCTGCGGCGCCAGGCTCTCAGGCACCGGCGTCAGGGCAGGCCCCTGGGCAGCCTCCTGGGTGGCTTGGAGATGCCGTCCAAACCTACGGCGCCGAGCCGGCCCCGGCTCAGTTCCCGGCAGCCGGTCCTGCAGCGCCTGCGCCGGCCCCTGCAGCGCCTGCGTCAGCGGTGGCAGCGATACAGCCGGCGGCGCCGCCGGCCGCACCAGCGCCCTCGCCAGCCCCGGCAGCGGTGCCTCCACCGCCACCGGCCCCACCGCCACCGCCGGCAGCTCCGGCGCCAGCTCCAAGGCCGGCGCCGCCGACCGGGATGGCAGCCGCGCACAAGATCTTGGACACCAGGGTCAACGACCTGGTGCGGCAGTTCGCGCCCGACCAGGCCAGCCAGGTGCCTGGCTTCATCGGTGACAAGACGCTGCGCCAGGCGATCGGCACGCCCCTGGTCGGTGGCCAGATCAAGTCCGGCATCGCGCCACACCTGGGCAAGCTGGGCGTGACGCCGGCCGACTTCGACAAGGCAATCGCCGAGCCGCCGGCACCTGGCAAGCGGAGCGATGCCGGCACGTCAGGCGCCACCGACTTCAGCGCCAGGGCGCGGACGCCGGGGGCGGTGCCGATGCCGGCGCCGCGACCCGACGCTGCGCCAGGCGAGGTGAAGGGCACGCTCGACCCTGGCAGCCAGCCGGCGGTGCAGGATGCGCAGGGCAACATCCAGACGGTGCGGACGATCGGCATCAACGAGGGTGGCAAGGAGGTCAACGTCCCGACCGTGTCACCGGACGGTCGGATCATGACCGACGACCAGGCGCGGCAGCAGTATCGCGACACAGGCAGCCACCTGGGCAAGCACGACACCATCGAGCAGGCCGGCGCTGCGGCCGAGGCGCTGCATCAGCAGGAGGCGCAGCAGATCAGCCAGCAACCGCAGGGCCAGCAACCGGCGATGACGCCGGAGATCGCCAAGGCCCTGCAGAACGTGTTCAAGGATCAGGAGCGGGCACCAGGGATGGCGCCGATCCCCGCCGAGGCCCAGCCGGTGCTGCCGGTCGACGTGGCACCACCGGCGCCTGGCGCGCCTGGTGGACCGGTCTCGTCTGGCGGTCCCCAGGGGGCAATGACGCCGCCGGCCGGCAGCGCACCGATGATGACGGCCGGAGCCAGCCAGGGCAACCCGATCGCCATGGCCGGGTTGATGCCGGTGCAGCCGGTGCAGGGCGCGCCGCTGTCGACGCCGCTGACGCAACAGCCGGCGATGTCGCCGATCCCGTTCGACCAGCTCAGGCAATGGGGCTGGGACGGGCCGAGCATGGGAGGCTGGGGTGGCTGGTCGGGTGGCGGTTTCGATGGCGGCTTTGATGGCGGTGGTTTCAGCGGCCTGGGAGGCTTTAGCTTCGGCGGTGACTAAGCGACCACCATGGCGCCAGGTGGTGTTCGCCGCCGACTGCGACGAGGACGGCAACTGTCCGCTGTGCGGCATCGATTACGCCGACTGCAGCTGCCCAGGTCCGACGATGGACGAATACGATTACAAAGAAAAAGGCGGGCAACTGTTTGCCCGCCCCAAAATTTTTTCAGCTCGCCAACCTTCGCGCAGGAAAACTTAGCTCTCCCCAGGCACGCCGTGCAGCTCGTACATCTGCAGCAGCTTGCTGACCACCGGCGGCACCTTGCTCTCACCGTTGGCGATGCGGAAGCAGGTCGAGCGCGCGATGCCGAGCAGCTCATGGGCGTTGTGCGGCGTGTAGCCGAGCCGCGCGATGGCGGCGAGGAAATCTCTCTTAGACATGATCAGTCCCTCGCCTTCCTGGCGAGCCACTGCTGCATCGAGGCAGCATCGTCGGGATGATACCCCTTGTGGAAAACGTCCATCGCAGCGTGGCGATCGGCATCGACCTTGGCCTGCGCGGCCCGGAGTTCAGCGCGCATGGCGTCGGCGCGCTGGTCGGCAGCGATGTCTTCGGCGGTCGGCTTGCGCAGAAACTTGCCGGTCTTTGAACGTGCGATCATGGTCGTCTCCAAAAGAAAAAAGGGCCGGGTCACCAGCGACCCGACCCCTACCTAGTCCGATTTCGGACCAGTGTCAATCCACCAGGGTGCAGTCATCCAGGATGACGCGCACCGTCTTGCCCGACTTGTCGAGCAGGACGTGGGCGATCTCGCGATCGGCGGCGAAGCGGTCCCGCGTCAGCAGGGCGGCGCGCACCGCGTGCCTGGGGCGCTGCCGGGAGACCTTGGTGACGTCGCCGTAGCGGTCACCCATCATCCAGCGGTCGGTGTAGGTGGGGATCTGAACGCGCATTTTTATTTCTCCAGGTTGAGGGTTGATCAGGCGGCGATGGCGAAATCGGCAGCGTCGGCGACCAGCTCGGTCAGCGACTTGCGGCTCATGTGCATGGTGTAGCCAGTGCGCTCTTCCAGCTCGACGTAGCGGGCGAACAGCTCGGGATTGTGCTTGGCGCCCAAGGCCAGGTCGTTCTTCGAACCCATGATGCAGAACACGCAGGACAGGCGCTGGTTGCCCAGGGCATAGGCGTAGTGCGGCTCCTGGCCGGCGGCGGCGATCGTGGCGAACACGTCGGCGGTCGACATGGTGTGGATCGGCAGCCACTCGTACACGGTGCGGGCCTGGGTGGTCATGCGGTTGCACTGCTTCCAGGTCGGCGCCTTGCTGCGGGAGCTGCTCTCGGCAGCGCGCACGCCGACGCAGTTGACGATCACGCTGTGGCCGCTCTTGGCGACGTAGGCACGCAGCACCTTGGCGATCGGGTCGCGCTTGAGGTCGCTGTTGCACTGGCGGTTCTTGCTCGACGGGAACGACGGCACGCCGGGGCGGGTGGCGAAGCGGGTCTCGACCATGTCCAGGAACGACTTGGCGGCGCGGGCGACCAGGAAGGGCACGCCGGCATCGGCGGCCTGCTTCTCGGCCAGCTCCAGGGCACCCTTCCACTCGACGTCGCCGAGCGAGGCGTGGACGACGATGATCTGGTCGCGCGGGATGACCTTGAGAACCTCGATCATCATCGCCTGGCTGTCCTTGCCGCCGGAGTGGTTGACGACGAACAGGGCGTTCTGAGCGACCAGGGCGGCGACGTTGGCGGGCAGCTTCAACATGACAAGATCTCCAGCGGTCATCAGCGACCGTGGAGATCTTGTAGTCTCAGATCAGACTAGTGTCAAGTCGGACTATTCGCCTTTGAACATCTTGCCCATGCCGGCGTCGGCCAGGATGTTGTTGAAGGAGGTGGCCAGCCTGATCCTGCCCACCACGATCCTGGGTTTCCGCCTTGCCTTCGGCGCCTGGATCTCGACCGGCACGATCTCGACGACGTGGAAGTAGGGCGCCAGCTTGGCCACCTGGGCGCGGGCCAGGTCGAGGCGTCCGCAGAAGGCGGCGACGTGCGGCGCATCCGGCGCGTCCGGCTTGCCGTGGCTGTAGGCTGCCTCGCTGGTCTGGGCGCAGACGATAGCGTGGGTGTAGGTGCGATCGCTCTTGCGGGTGCCGACGACGGTGCCGTTGTGACGGACGATGTAGGTGGTCTTTGCCATGGTGGCGGTCTCCAAAAGGTGGCGCGGCGGGATGCCGAACCCGTCACCAGGTCTAGTCTCAGATCGGACTAGTGTCAACTCGGACTATCCAGGTAAAAACACTGGTGAGTCAGAAGGTCGCAGGTCGGACTGGTCCGATCTTAGACTATAGGATGAGAAAAGTCCGACTTGACACGCTAGGGAGCCCGCTGAGGGGCGATAATTTCCGACTAGTCTCATATCGGATTTCCAAAAATAACGCACCAGTGACTCTCTAATGCAATCTAGCCCTTTTTTCGGTTGGATTTTGCATCGTGCTCGCCGGCAGGTTGTATGCCTTTTGTGTCATTTTTGCCACGCTGTCCGTGGGTCTCCCAGGCGGCGTGCAGCTCGGCCAGGCGGCTGTCCTGGGCCAGCTCGGCCCTCTCGGCGGCGTTGGGTTTGCGCAGACCACCGGGCTCGTAGCTGTCGAGGATCAGCCAGGCGCCGCAGCTGAAGCACATCGAGACGTCACCGTCCTTGGGCGCGCTGTCGTCATCGTCGGCAACGGCGGCGATCCGGCTGTGCCTGGCGCGGCAGATCGGGCAGCGGGTGTTCTTGCTCCTGGTGACGGTCATCGGTTGCACCTCCAGTAACGCCAGCCATGGCGGCGGGTGTACCAGTGCCGGCCCCTGGCGCCGCACACCCGATCGCCGGCCTGGCGGTGGCGTGTTAATTTTTTCGGTTCCAATTGAGGCCACACCGCCGCCTCCTCCACCGTGACCGGTGCCGGCGGATCCTGGACGACCAGGGCGGTGGCCAGCTCCGGCCAGCGGTCCAGGATCTTGCCCTGGGGCGCCAGCGGCTCCCGATCTGCCTTCAGCTCGATCGCCGCCAGGACCGGGCCTGTCGACTCCAGGGCGGGCGCTGGTGCGGTTTCCTGGGTGGTGCGCAGTGTGCCTGCGGCGATGCCGGCAGCTGCCCAGGCGGCTGCGGACAGGATCAGGATGCGGGTGATCGGCATTGGCGGTGCGCCTGGTCTTGGCCCCGACCGAAACCTTCCCCAGGGTTCAGAAAAAGTAAACCCGGCCACCTGGGCCGGGTTTGTCGTTGAGCGTCACCTGGTCTCACCAGGCGCGGGGAACAAATAATTTTTATGCGACCAGTCGGAGGTCAGCCTTGGCGACCGTCCTGGGGGCGACCGTGTCGGTGACGTAGTCGGCCCACAGCTGCAGCACCTCCTGGCGTTTCTCCCACTGGTCAGCCTTGTTGTAGACCATCTCGCTGTCGTCACCGAGGATGTGGTGGATGCAGTGTTCCAGCACCTCGCGCTCGATACCCTTCTGGTCGCCGCCCCAGCTGCGGAACGTGGTGCGGAAACCGTGGGTGGTGGTGTCGAGCTTGGCCTGGCGCTGCAGCACGTCGAGCAGCGTGGTCTCACCCTGCGATTTGCGCCAGTTGCGGCCGGGGAACACGAAGGCCGAGCTGTGGCCCTCGAAACCCCGGCGGCGGCGCATCTCGACCAGGATGGCGATTGCCTGGCGTGACAGCGGGATGTTGGCCTGGTTGCCGTTCTTCATCACCTTGCCGGGGATCTCCCATTTCGCCTGGCTGACGTCATCCTGGTCCCAGTCGGAGAACTGGTCCCATTGCGCCTGGATCGCCTCGCCGGTGCGGACGCCGGTCAGGATGGTGAACATCGCGGACAGCGCCGAGGTGCTGTCGATCGCGATCAGGCGCTGCCAGGCGGCAGGCAGCAGCTTGTAGGGCAGCGACTTGTGCGAGACGGTGACGTGGCCCTGGTCGCCCAGCAGCTTCTTCATGAGGTCGTAATCGGCCGGGTTGCGCTTGTCCTCCGGGAACACCTCAGCCGCCATGGCGGTCTTGAAGATGTCGGAGAGCTGGGTCTGGAACCGCTTGGCGGCGACCGGGATCGTAGTCCAGATCGGATCCAGGCAGGCCTGAACCTCATGCCGGGTGATGGTCTCCATCCGCAGATCGTGCAGCGGCAGGGCGTAGGTGTTGACGCCACGGTCCCAGCGTTGGGTGGCTTTTTTGCTCAGTCCCCGGATGCTGCGCTCGCGGATCCTGGCGCAAAATTCCTTGAAGGTGGGGGTGTGCTTGGCGACCTTTGGCGCGCCAGGGCGGTGGGTGGGGTCCATCGGATTGAACCCGTCGAACAGCACCTTGCGGGCCTCGAAGGCCAGCTCGCGGGCGCGCTGCAGGCCGACCATCTCCAGCAAGCCGAGACCCATCCGCTTGTTCTGCAGCACGCCGGCCTCGTCGGGCCAGCGAAACTTGAAGACCCAGCGGCGGTTGCCTTTGCCTGGCGCCGGGACGACCAGATAGAGCTTGCCGCCGTCATTGTGCTCGGCATCGACCAGCTTGCCGGTGGTGGGGCTCTTGCCGCACGGCAGGGTGGTCAGGTCTTTTTCCTTCAGCTTTCCGTCAAACATTTCAGTCCTCGCTTTGTGGATCCATTTGGGATCCACACTCTAGCCAGACTGGCAATCCACTGACAAATAATTAGCTAGCGGTGGTTGTGAGTGCTGGAGACTAGGCGAGTGTCCTGGTGTGAGAAGTGGCTGTGCCGCAGCGGTTTCTTGCATCAACTGTGTGTGTTCGCGTGTGTCCCGGAGCCTCCAGGAGGATGTTCTAGATCCTCCTGCTGGATCCCCGCTATACCCGCAAGTATTTGAATTTGCTGTTGTTCCTCTGAGCGATTTGCGGCCAATGGATAATCTGTGGCGTTCACATTTTCTTAGCGAGTATTGGTCGGATCCATCATGCGGTCCAGGTCGGTGCGCCGGAACAGGATCCGCCGGCCGAACCTGGTGTGCGGGATCTTGCCGTCCTTGACCGCCTCGCGGATGGTGGTCTCGCCGACCCCCAGGAGGCCGGCGGCCTCGACCACCGACAGGACGTCACGATCGGCCGGCGGTGCCGGCAGCTTCCTGGGTTTACGCATCAGAACCTCCCTCAATGTTTTCTACGCTGGCGCCAGCCAGCCTCTCGGTAGACGTCGACCACCACCAGGCGGATCGGGTGCTCCAGGCGCTCGGCGATCTCGGTGGCCTGCTTCGCCGCCAGCCCGGTGATCTTGACCATCACCGTCATCTCGGTGTCGTCACCCTCTTGGTGCTCGGTCCAGCACACCACCCCGACGCTGTGCCGCTGCATGGTCACTGCAGCTCACCTGGGGAGGGCGGCAGCTCGGTCAGCGGCTGCCCGAGCACGGAGCTGACGATCTCGATGATCGGGTCATGGAGGCGCTCGCCGATCAGCTGGGCGTGATCCAGGGTCACGCCATCGAGCTGGATGATCAGACTGCAGCTGCCATCCTCTCGCTCAACCGTGAAGCACTGCAGGGCCATTGCCGTCCTCCTCGCCTGGCTCATCGGCAGCCGGCGGCGCCGGTGGCTGGAAGAGCTGCTCCAGGATCTTCTCGGCCTGCTCGCCTTTGATGCCGAGCGAGCCGAGCTGCTCCTTCTTGCCGTAGCGGTCCAGCTCGCGCTTGCGCAGGCCAGGCGTCGAGTAGGCATCGAGCACCTGGTCGACGTCGGCCGGCGCCCTGGGCGGTGGCTCCTTGTCGAGGTACGCCTGGATCAGGCCGATCACCAACCTGGTCATGGGCATCTTCTTCAGCCGCGACAGCAGCAGCAGCTGCTGATGGTCATGGTCGTCGAGCGACAGCAGCAGCTTCTGTGACATGGTGCTTGCCCATCCTGATGATCCGCCACTTGGTCGTCAGCGTCTTGGCCAGGTGCAGCCAGGCGATGACGTCATCGATGTCGTCGGCCGTCCGGCATTTGCACCACACCTTGACCAGCGAGGTGCCATCGGCCTCACACTCCAGGCCGAGGTCGGTGACGTCGAGCGGCCGGGTCTGCGTCACGCACGCTTCTCCAGCATCATCGGATGCGCCCAGGTCTGCGTGTACGGGCAGCTCGGGCATTGCCAGCCATCATTGGTGGCGACCAGGTCACGATCGCCTTTGTGGTGGTTGGGGCAGGTGAACGGGTGAACGTCGCCGGCCTTCTGCCACCGGTTCAGGTTGGCGACCTGTTCGTCGGTCCATGGTGCTTCGATCACTGGCGCTGCTCGCCCATGATGGCGTCGAGGCCTTCGGCCAGGTGCTGGCAAACCTCGTCACCGCGCTCGGCCTCCTTGAGCACCTGGGCGCCCAACAGGTGCATGCGGGTGATGTCGTCCTTCGCCTTGGCACAGGTGGAGATCACCAGCTGCTCGATCGTCAGCGTGTTGTCGCGGACGTGCTTGAGCTGCTCGATCCAGCTCTGCGCGACCCGGTCGATGCTCTCCAGCATCAGCGTGTGCGCCTTCTGCTCGAACGGCGCCAGGCTGGAGAGCGGCGGCGCCTCGATCACCTGCCGCGAGGTGGCGAGCCGCTTGATGTCGTCGATGACATCCTTGTCGGCGATGATGACGCTTTCGTCTGCGTGCCCGTTGGTCTGCATGGCGTGTCCTCCTTCGCTGTGATGTTCCTACTGGCTCGCCGCGCCATCTAGCCTGGGGGCTCGGAGATGGGGGAGCGGCGAGCCAGGGACCGCTGCAGCAGGGTTGGGGACAACGGTGCTGCAGCAATCGGTGTTGCGGTCCCGTCCACCCCGCCGATGGTTGCTCACCGGCGGGGCTTCAGGATCACCCTTGAGGCAGAAGGGTTCGCCTACCTCTCAGGCAATAGCGATGCCGTCAGTCGCTCACGCGCGGCGGCGTCAGCGATCTGTGGCAGCATTTCAGTGGCGATGACTTGGCGGGCATCATCCCAGAACGCATGCAGCTCGGGATCCTTCATGTGGTGCCGGCTCATACTGTTGATCGAGATCAAAACTTTTCCGAACAGCTCGCCGATCACTTGAAAATTTCCGGTCTTGTAGAGCAGCTCGGCGCGCACGCGCTCCGGGTCGCGGCCGATCGCCTTGGCCAGCTCGGCGATCTGCACCATGATCTTGCGGTGCTCGACCATGTCGCGCGGGTGCAACATCTCCAGCTCGATCGGCTCGGCGCTGGTCAGCTGGCCGAGAAAATCGCGGGCCGCCGCATCGAACGGCGCCAGGCCGGATGGTGTCGGGACGTACCTCATGCCTGGGTGAAGCCTTCCTTGACGGTGTCGATCGCCGACTGCAGCGTGGCGAACATCGCCGGCTTGGTGTCGCGCAGCCGCATCAGGTTCTCCTGGTTGAGCAGGATCCACTGGTCGACCTCATCGATCGTGAGCGACTTGCGGACGCCCCACATCAGCTTCTCGCCCCAGGAGCGGAAATCATCCGAGGGGCCGAACGTGATCGCCACCGGGTCGACGTGGTAGTCGGCGGCGTTCTCGATCACCTCGCCGGTGAACGGGTCGACCTCTGCCGGCATGCTCGATGCGTTGGGGTTGTGGGTCGGCCGATTGAATTCCTGGCGCTGCTGCTGCGGTGGGCGCCGAGGCGCGTTGCCGTCAGTGTCGTCACCGATCGCCAGGTTGAACATCAGGATCTCCAGGTTGCGCTTGCCGTAGGAGATCGAGGTCATGGTGGCGTGGATCGGCGTCATCATCTCCTTGCCGGCAATGCCCTTGGTGACGATCGGCACTGGCACCTGGTGACGCTTCGATGCGCCGAGGCGATGCGACAGCGTGCCGACCACCAGCAAGGTCTCAGGCGTGCTCATCGGCTCGGTGGTGAACGAGATGGCGAAGCCGTGCCTGGTGTAGATCGGCCGCGCCTCGCGATCGACCTGGGCGAAGGTGGCGTAGCGCGACCTGGTCTGCGGATTGTTGGCGTTGGTGTTGATGGTTTCCATCTCGGCCTCAGCGGCCGACAGCGCCGCTGTGAACGCCCGATCGGCATTGCGGATCTCGGCCGCCTCCTGCATGTCGAGCAGGCGCTGCAGCTTCTCGATGTCGAAGGTCGGATCCAGCGCAGCGCGCTCGATGATCGCCGGCAGGCCGGTCTGTTGTGGCTGTTGGGTGGCCAGGTTGTTCATGCTGCTCTCCTTCTGATCGTGAGCGTGCCCTTCTTGTTGCGCGAAATGGTGTGACCATCGGAGCGGACCTTGCCGACGTCATCGGGCACCAGGCCACGGATCAGATCGCCGGCCTCATCGTGCTGGTCGGCCGCCGCCCTGGTGTTCTCGTAGACGAGCAGCAGGCAGACCAGCTCGTCGGCCCAGTTGGGTGCGTCGACACTGAGGTCGATGGTGCGCCACCGCTCCGGCGGCACGATCGACGGCGACTCGATCGTCACCGGCGGCGTCATGCTGTCCATGCACTCCAGCATCGCGGCGCAGCGATCGAGCAGCTGCTTCTCGTATGCTGCATCGCGGATGCACTCGATCTCGATCGGCTCGTTGGTTCCCTGGGCAACGACCAGAAACCCGGCCTCAGCGTCCATGCAGTGCATCTGCAGCGCCACCTGCGGATAGTAGGTGGAGAAAATCATTTCACGATCGAAGAACGGGCTGGCAAATTTTGCTTCGACCACCGCCTGACGTGACGGCATGAACCCGTCGAGCGTGGCCTTCAGCCGCTTGTTGACCTGGCTCGGCACCACCAGCTGGCGCGCCGTGATCGGCTCGCCGACAATGCGTTGATATTCATCAAGAATGAATTCACCGACCAGGCTGCCCAGGCGCATGGCGTAGGTCTGCGGATCCTGCTCACGGATGCCGACCTTGACCTCCCACCAGTGCAGGAGATCCTCCGGCGACTTGTCGTTCATCACGAACGGCATGTCGCTGGCGCCGAGATAACCGGCGCGTTCGACGGCGTTGAACATGGGTGTCCCTCCGCTGTGCTGAGGCGCAGCGCCGAAAGTTTCCGTTGGTTTTTCAGTCCAGGGGTCGAAGCGATATTCTGGTGGTGTCTTTTTCTTGCTTGCCCTTCCGTCGCAACCCGGCGGGCTCTTTGGATCGTCATGACGTGGCCATGACAGTCAGGAAGTGTGAAACCGATGTTGAGAAATTTCAAGCGGAATCTTTTGCAAAAATTTGTGGCGCGTCTGCGTCACGTTGACTGATGTCAACGATCGGTAAACGCGCCAATCAACATCCGCTCTCAAGCGGCGCGCGAGTTGAGATTTGCACTCCACCAACGATAGGGATTTTATTTGCAGCCGCCTGGGGGCTGATGGTGGTTTGCAATGCTTCAGCCTCTCTGGGATTTCGATGACATCGTGAAGGTGCTTGGTGGTCCGACCGCTGTTGGTCGGCTGACCGGCAACCCTGCGTCGGGCGTCTGTAATTGGCGCACGGCGCACCGGCGGTTTCCGCCTAAATATTATTTCCTGATCAAGGCCGCGCTCGAAGACAAGGGCTACTACGCGCCGCTCGATGTCTTCGGGTTCGTCGGCGATTTCCGCAAATCGGCATAGGGGAGCTGCTGATGCGGCAGCTCTCGCTCTTCAAGGGCAAGCGGCAGCGCGGCGTGCAGCCACCGCCACCGCTGGAGTATCAGCTGCACTGCATGGTCGCCGACATCGTCAAGCGTTGGATCGATCCGAGCTGGCGCTACACGCATCTGCCGATGGGTGAGCATCGCAACAAGGCGACCGCGATCCGCCTGAAGCGGATGGGCGTCACGCCTGGCTGGCCAGACTTCATGTTCGTCGGCCCCGCCGGCATCTTCTGGCTGGAGCTGAAGCGTCCAGGCATGGGCCGGCTCTCGATCGAGCAGGCCGGGATCGCTGCGCACCTGGTGGCGTGCGGCCATGCGTACCTGGCGACGACCAGCGTCAAGGACGCAGTGGCGCAGCTGGTCGATCACGGAATTCTTCGCGGCAACATCGAGGTGCAGTGATGAGCGACATCCCGCATGCGCGCCGGCTGATCATCGAGGTGCTGGATCTGACCGGTGTCGACCAGGCAGCGAAAATGAAATTGCGAGAGGCGCTGGCGCTGATGTGGCGTAGGCCACCGAGCGACGACGTCGAGCCCGAGATCCCCGCCGGCAAAGAACAATATCGGCTGCCGGCTAGTGGGATGTGAAGGAAGGAAGGTTGACCATGACAGCAGAGCGAAGAGTAGCGACGATCACCGAGATCCTCGCCATCAACAAGAAACTGGTCGAGGTGTGCCGCAAGACCACCAATGGCTATTGCGAGTACATCGACAGGCACATCACCGATCAGACCATCGCCGCTGAATTCAAGGCGCCGCTGGCGGCGGTGCAGCGGATCCGCAGGGATCAATTCGGTCACCTGCGACTGCGCAATGGTGAGGGCGATGCTGGCGGCGGTCTCGCCGGCCTGCGTGGTGAGGTGGCCGAGCTGCGCCAGGAGCAGGAGCAGACCAGGGAGCAGCTGCTCCAGGCGGGGCGCGTCATCGACAAGCTGGCGGCGGTCGACGCCGCCACGCAGCGGGCGATCGAGGACATCATCGATCGTTTTCACAAGCTGACGACATCGCTGGCGCTGAACCGTGTCGCCGACGTCAAGCATCTGGGTGAGGGCATGGGCGTGCCCTACCGAAATGGCTCGACGTCACCACCGCAGCATCGCTGAGAGGCGCGCATGGTCGAGCCCATCGCCATCATGTTGACGACCTACGAGATGGCGATGGCGGCCAAGTGTGGCGCCACGCGCAACATCTGCGCCATGATCAAGGGCTGCAGCAATGCCTACGGCCTGGAGGAGGACTATGGCTGGGGCAAGCACATCGAGGGCGCCTGTGGCGAGATCGCGGTGGCCAAGGCTCTCGGTCTGTTCTGGTCGCCGACAGTCAACACGTTTGGCAGCGAGCCCGATATCAAGCCTGACATCGAGGTGCGGACCAGGTCGCGTCACGATTACGAGCTGACCATTCGACCCAAGGATGACCAGGCGCGTCGGTTCGTCCTGGTCACCGGTGTGGCGCCGACTTTTGTTGTGCGCGGCTATTGCATCGGTGCTCACGCCAGGCGCGACGAGTGGCTGCATGACTATGGTGGTCGGCCGCCAGCCTGGTTCGTGCCGCAGGCCGAGCTGTGCGACATCCGCGAATTGATGGTGAGGTGAGCCATGGATGCTGCCGGCCTGGCCCAGGCGTTGAGAGCGGTGCGATCGGGCCGGCAGTGGAAGTGCAGGTGCGTGGCGCATGATGATGCGGCGCCGAGCATGATCATCTTCGACGGGCGCGAGAGCGTCCAGGTGCGGTGCCTGGCCGGCTGTGATCAGCGTGACCTGATCGCCGAGCTGCGGCGGCGCGGACTGTGGGACAACATGAGAGCTGATGAGACTCCGCGCGCAGCGGTTTCACATGAAACGAAAACGCATATGCGAAACGCATATTTGGGCGCGGAAACGCAGATGCGCGATCGGGCGCGGGCGCTGTTCGATGGCTCGACGCTGTGCATCGGCACGCCGGCGCAAACGTACCTTGAGAGCCGCGAGATCTGGACGCCGGCACGATCGATCGACGACGTGCGCTACTGCGCCAGGTGCCCGCGCGAGAAGCGTGTGCAGCCTGCGATCGTGGTGGCGATGCGCAGCCTGGTGACGCACGCCATCCAGGCGGTGCAGCGGATCTACCTGCGTGATGGTGGTTTCGGATCCGTGGTGAAGGACGGCACGATGATGCTGGGGCCTGTTGGAGGTGCAGCGATGCAGCTCGTCCCGATCGTCATCAATCGCGAGCTGCACATCGCCGAGGGCCTGGAGAGCGCGCTGTCGGTCATGATGATGAACAATTGGCCGACCTGGGCGATGGGATCGTGCGGCGCGATCGAGCGGCTGCCTGTGCTCGATGGTGTTGATCGGCTGGTGATTTGGGCTGATCATGATCGTGTTGATCCGCGCACTGGGCGTCGCCCAGGCATTGCAGCTGCAGAGATTTGCCGCGATCGATGGTGCGCCGCCGGCCGCCAGGTCACGGCGCGTGTACCGCAACGCGAGGGTGAGGATCCAGCTGATGTCTGGAGGGCTCGCTGTGCCAGACAATGACGAGGAAGGCTTCGTGCCGATCGAGAAGGTGGTGCCGCTGAACGAGCGCCGTCGCGTCAGGCTGATCCCGTTCGCCGACCTCAAGCCTGGCCGGGTGTCGGCTTACCTGATCAAGGGACTGATCCCGCGTGTTGGCCTGGTGGTGGCGTGGGGGCCACCCAAGTGTGGCAAAAGCTTTTGGACGTTCGACTTGTGCATGCACGTCGCGCTCGGCATCGAGTATCGCGGCCACCGCACGCAGCAGGGCAGCGTGGTCTACTGTGCGTTCGAAGGGGCTGACGGGTTCAGGGGGCGGGCCGAGGCGTTTCGCCGGCAGCACAGCATCGTCGAGGCGCCGCTCTACCTGGTGCCGGCTGTGCTCGACCTGGTGGCTGATCACAGACTGTTGATCGGGGCGGTGCGCGCACAGACGCTGCTGCCCAGCGTGGTGGTGCTCGACACCTTGAACAGGTCGCTGGTCGGATCCGAAAGCAACGATGAGGACATGGGCAAGTATGTCCGAGCTGCTGATGCGATCCGCGATGCCTTCGGCTGCGTGGTCATCATCGTGCATCACTGCGGTGTCGACGGCACCAGGCCGCGCGGCCACACGTCGCTCACCGGCGCCTGTGATGCGCAGCTGGCGGTCAAGCGTGACGGCGAGAACAACGTGGTGGTGACGGTCGAATTCATGAAGGACGGCATCGAGGGCGAGGTGATCAGGAGCCACCTGGAGCTGGTGCAGCTCGGCCAGGATGAGGATGGCGACCCGATTACGAGCTGCGTCATCGAGCCGGTCGCCGAGGGCATCGGCAGCCTGGCGAAGCGATCGGTCAAACTCACAGCGCCTGCCAGGCTCGCTCTGCAACTGCTTGGTGACGCGATCGTGGAGGGCGGCAAGGTGCCTTCGACCAGCGCCAGGATCCCAGGGAACACCCGGACAATCACGGTCGAAACCTGGAGGCAGTATTGCTATGCTGGAATGATCAGCGACAGCGGCAAGCAGGACAGCAAAAGGAAGGCCTTCACCAGGGCATCGGCCGAGCTGCAACAGGCTCATGTCATTGGTGTTTGGCAGGATCAGGTGTGGATAGCCGGACAAGCCGGACATGACCGGACATGACCGGACAGTCCGGGGGGACTCTACCCCGGACAGGACAGGACACCCCCCTTATAGGGGTGTCCGGTTGTCCGGTGTCCGGCCTGGGAGCAATTGGAGGAGTAAGATCATGGGGCGATCACCGGGCTCAGGGAACGCCGCCTGGCAGGCTGCGATGGTGTTGACCAGGTTGAGGCCAGGTCGCGTGGGCGCGCGCCTGTGCAGCGCCACAGCGCGATACAACGGCATGCAGTGTCGCAACCTGGCGATGTCTGGTGTGGCCACCTGCCGGCTGCATGGTGGCAAGGGGCTGCAGACCCAGAAACGGAACCGGGAGGCCAAGTATGCCGCGATCGACAAAGCCGCTCGCAGGGGGCTCAGGAAAGTCCAACAATGGAACCAAGGAGGCTCTGAGGGATGAGGTGAGAGAGGCTTTGCGAAGCGTGCTCCATGACGCCACGGCGTCGGCGGCGGCGAAGGCGTCGGCGGGCCGGACGCTCCTGGAGTATTTCGGCGGCGACGATGCGCCTGGAGCCGGCACAGGCGCCGCAGAGCTGACCGTGGAGGAGCTGGACGCCGAGATCGCCCGATTGACGCCGGGGCGGCTGTGACTCATCCTGGGGCCGCCCCAGGCCGTCTGTGTCCCACCACAGGGCGTGCCCGTTCCTTCCTTCGCTGGCCTGGGGCACAGGGGATCCTGGGCCAGGATCCACATCGATCGGCTAAGGCCCTGATGTGTAAGGCGTATCGCCTGCCGGCCTGGTGCCAATGGATAATCCAATGGTCATCGCCCCTCGCTAGGCCAGGCGGCCAGGCCGTGGAAACATCAATGCTTTCAAGGGGGTGGCACCGCCATACCATCAACCCGCCCCCTGGCGGGGGCCAAATGTGGAAGCGGGCGATGACGTAACCCTCCCCGCCAAAATTTCTCTCCACCGAACCGAGGAGTCTGACATGACACCACAAGAACAACGCCTGGAGGATCTCGGCAAGCTGACGATGGAACGCATCGAGCGCGCCGTCACGTCGGTGACGCAGCTGCTCGATGACGAGCGCGAGGTCTACTCGCTGATGCTTGGTGTCATCGCCTCGCTGATCGCTGGCTCGGCTGGTGTGGTGGCTGACGGCATGGAGCAGCAGAACGGCAAGCGGCCTTCCGAGGGCGAGGCCAGGCTGCATGTTGTCCTGCACCTGATGGAGAGGCTTGGTTTCCAGACCGAGGTGCAGAACGAGCTGAAGCGCCGCACCGGTGCGGCCAAGAAGCAATGACGACCCTGTCGCAGCCGGCAGTGTTGGCCTTGATCGAGCTGGAGCACGGCGCCAGCTTCAACTGCATGCACACCATTTCGCGCGAGCTGATCGAAGGCGGGTTCGCGTTCGATGGCTGGGACAAGCTGGAGATCACCGAGATGGGCAGGCGGGCAGCACGGACGTTTCGATCGTTCAAGGCCAGCGATCCCAACATCAGCAACATGGGCGACCTCAACGAGCCGATGTTTACAACGCCGCTCGACAGCCACGGCGTGACGCCTTTCAAGCTGCTGCCGGTGGCACCACAGCCGCCACCACAGCCACAGCCGGATCCGCAACCGCCATCAGGCCTGCCCTGGTCCCGCGATCGAGCGATGCGTGCCGCCGGCATCGCCAACGGCGCCCAGGAGCCGTGGGTCGCGTCGGCCTGGGTGCAGGCCTTCATGGACGCCTATGAAGCTATCGAATGAACCCGGCGGCGAGCAGCATCCACCAGATCATGCCGGCCACGTTGAGCGCCATCGCCACGATCGCCAGCCGGGTCAGCATTTGATGATGATCACTTCGACGCCAGCGGCGCGGGCCTGTTTGATCATGTCAGCAGTGCCGGGGCCGCCGGTCGGAAACGCAACGACGAGGTCGGGTTTCCACTCCAGCATGCGGCTGTTGCGGATCGGGCCTGCGGCCTTGCCGTGAAGCTCCCACTGCGCCGGGGAGACCCAGCGCACGATCTCCGGGTGCGTCTTCGCCCACAGCCGGCTCATTGCGTCGGCGCCACGCGCGCCGCCCTGCATCATGTCGCGGAATTGATGCTCGGCATGCAGCACATCCATGGTCTTGAACAGCAAGACGCTGTTGCTGAAGTCCCGGCCACCGCAGATGATGACGCGATGCTTCACCCCAGCTCCTCGTTGGCATACCGCAGCAGCACATTGTGCGCCTCGATCAGCCGCTGCAGCGCATCGATCGACTTTTGACGCTCCGACGCCGTCATCTTGTCGATCGCACGCTGCGCATCGCGCCACTCGATGACCAGCTTCTCCAGCTGCGTCATTTGCCGGTCTCCACCGTGATCCGCTTGTCGACGCCTTCCAGCTTGCGCCGGATCGCGATCAGCTTCGGCAGATCGTAGCCGCCGATCCGCCCCTGGGTGTTGAGCAGGCTGCCGTCGATCGCCTTCAGCAGCAGCTGCCGCTCTTCGTCGGTGAGGTGGACGCGGCTGCTGAACTGACCACGCAGCCCGCCGCTGAAATCATATTCGTCTCTCATGGCAACACCATCCTAGAGCCTTTCGGCCTCGCTCGATGTAGTCCCAGATTGCCGGCGAGCGCCGTGGCAGCTGCGCCAGCCCGGTGCCGATGCCGTCTTCCGGCCAGACGATGTCGCCGCCGCACGCTGCGTGCATGAACAGCCGGCCGAACGCGGCATCGATGTTGTCCTTGACCAGGTCGAGCTGGTCGTCGGTGAAGAACGCATCGAGCCGCATGCTGGGCGACCATTTGGTCGGGATGCCGGCTGCGTTGGGCTCGCCGCGCATCTCCCTGGCCTGACCGGCCTTGCCAACCTGGGCGATGTTGTCGCCGAACACGAACAGCGTATTTGGCTCGGCCTGCAGCATCTCGCGGGTGATGTGTTTTTCAGTTCGCATCATTCTAGCACCCTTGGAAACAGGTCTTCACGCCACTCGACGTCATTGTCGATGCGCTGCGCCCACACGATCGGCATCGGGCCATCTCGGCGACCACCGTCGAGCCGAGGATCCCACCTGGTGATCGAATAGCGCGCCCCGCAGCCGACACACTCGATGTTCTGTGACAACCCGGCTCGCGGCCCCGGCCGGAAGATAAAACCTTCACAGTCGGGGCACGCTTCGCTGTCGGGAAACACGCCAGCGTCGATGCTGACGGTCTCGGTCATTCTACCGTCCTCGCTTTTCTTCGCGCTCCCGACGCTTGCGCTGCAGCTCCCAGTAGGCCTTGCGCTGCTCCTTGGCCTCCTGGATGGCTTTATCGTAGGACGGGTTGCCGATGCGCTGCAGGCCATATTCGTAGCCCATCGCTGCGGCCATCTTGGCGAAGGTCGCGTGCTGCGGTTTTTTTGTTTTTCCGCCGAACATATTCGTCACCGTTGACGTCGAAATCCCCGCCAGCGCAGCCAGGTCATCTTCCTTGATGTGCTCTTGCTGGTAGATGGTGCGGAATTTGTCGATCTCGGGATCCTTGTCGACGAACGAGTAGGAACGTCGCAGCCAAAGCGTGCCACCATTGCCTTTCGCCATCACTTAGGCCTCCGTAGCAGAGGCCTGGTCTATAACGGCGGCGCCGTTGATTTGAGGAGGTGGTTTCTTAGTTGTAGGCTTCTTCGCGGTGGGTTTCTTCGCAGTAGTGTTGCCGCGCAGCAGTATGTACTCGCCTTCATTGACCCGCTTCAAAAGCTTCTTCGCAATAAGGTCGTTCAGCGTCCAGCCGATCGAGGTCGGGTCGCGGCCGTCTTTTTCGAAGTGGGTGATCATGGTCTGGCGCGAAAACCGGCCATGATTGCGACTCGCGGTGCGCAGCACAAAATCGCCGTGGGAAATTTCGCGCCGATCCTGCTTCTTCTTCGCCGGCTTCGCGGTCTTCTTCGGTGCAGCGAGCTGCTTGACGTCGGCGCGGGCATAGTTGCCGTCGCCTAGCTTCTTCAGCACACCGGCCGCCACCAGCTCGCCGAGCGCCGGGTAGGTCGAGCCGCGCGTGCGTCCCTGGCTCTCCAGATACTTCACCGCCTCGATCGCCTTGAAGGTCGGGTGCTCCTTCACCCAGGATGCGAGCGCCGTCGCCGATGAGGTTTCGTGTCGCTGCTTTTGCTTGTAGGTGTGCTGCTCGGTGACGAGGTCGAACGTGATCTCACTGATGCCTAGCCTGTTGCAGGCCGCCATCAACGAGCCGACTAGTTCCTTCGGCACATTGCGCGCACCAAAATTGAAGACTTCCACGATGTCAGGTGTTTTGGCCATAGGCCGGTTCCTTCCTTGCTTCCAGATGCCCCCAGGCTAGCTTCTTCCCACAACCGCTAATTTAATCTTAGCGCAATACCGCACGCAACAGGGAAAAGGCCTCTTCCACAAACCCGATTGCGGTGCCATAAATCCGCCACCGCGCTTGTAACGGCCCCGGCAGGCCCAGCCTAGCTTCTGGCTCGAAATGCGAAGCACAGCAGTGGCATCGTGCCAGCGATTGTGCGGCCTCGCCGTGATTTCTCATTCTCCGACTACGCCAAGACGCGGCCGAGGGATCCGATCCCCGCCGATCGGCTCGATGCGCAATTCCAGATCCTGATCGACGCGATCTATTCGACCCAGCTCGCCCTGGCTGACATCCGGCGCGACGACGGCAAGCTGAAGAACCAGAGCGTCAGCCTGGAGCAGCTCACACCCCTGGTGCGCGAAACCCTGACCGACGAGGTGATCGAGCGCACCGCGATTGCCGCCACCAGGGCCGAGCAGGGCGCCGCTGTGGTGCGCGCCAGCGCCAACACCGCGCAACTGTTCGCCAGGGACGCCGAGGCCGCAGCGGTGTCGGCATCGCAGTTCCTGTCGGCCAGCAATGTCGCGATGCAGCTGATCGAGCGGTTCAGGTCCAGCATGGTGATCGCCGCATCGAGCGCCGACAGCGACGCCACCGAGGCCGAGAATTGGGCGAACTATTCTCACGCCCAGGCCGACAACGCCATCAAGGCCAAGGACGAGGCGCTGGCCTGGGCCGAGTATCTCGCCGGCCCGGTCGTCAACGAGGTCGACGCGCCAGGCTACATCGCCGACAGCGCCTTTCCGCATGGCCTGTACTACCAGCCCGTCGAGGGCTACGGCGGTGTCGCCGGTCTTTGGTCGGCAAAATGGTGGGCGGTCTACGCTGCCCAGCTGGTCGGCCCCTGGGGGTTCTATTACCTGGGCGGCTGGGACACCCCGCCGATGCCTGGGAACGTCAATCCCGACACCGGCATCAAGGTGCCGAACCCGCTGGCGCCAGGGTCGTTCTATTTCGACAAGACCACCGGGCAGATCTACGTCTGGAACGGCAGCGAATGGGTCAGCCCCTACGTCCTGGCGAGCGGTGTCGCCTCCAGGTTCGTCTACGTCGCGACCGCCGGCCAAACCGTGTTCAGCGGCGCCGACAGCAACGGCGCCACCCCGATCGTCGGTGAGTCGCCATCCGATGTCCACCTCAATGGCGTGCGCCTGGTCCCGGTCTCCGATTACAGCATCAACACCACCAGCTCGGCGCTGACCCTGGCGGTGGCCGCGACCGCCAGCTCGATCGTGCAGTGGGATCTGCTGGTACCGGCCGACGACCTGGTCCCCGGCAACGTCCACGCCTTCAAGGCGCTGCTGACGCCGGCCACGCCGAACGGCAGCACCGCCGCCTTCACCATGCAGTACAGCCACCCGGTCAGCGGCCTGCAGCCGGTCAACGTCACCGATGGCGCCCAGCTCCAGGTCTGCCTCGACGGCATCATCCAGGAGCCAGGCGTCGACTACGTCGCCACCGGCAACACCCTGACGATGTCGACCGCGCCGGTGAACGCCGCACACTTCTGGGTGGTGTGGTTCTCCAATGCGGTGCTGACGTCATGACGCAAAATGCCCGCCTGGCACACTGGCTGCCGACATCAGACGACGCCGACCCTGGCGAGATCGTCGAGGTGCGCGGCGCCAGCGGACCAGGCCGGGTGATCCCGACCAGGTTCTTCGCCCAGGCCGGCGCCACCGGCGGCATCGGCGAGGCGCCGATCGACGATCTGTTTTATGCGCGGCGCAATGCCGATTGGTCGATCTCGATCGGCGAGGCGCCGAACGACGGTCTGCTGTGGGCCAGGAAGAACGAGAGCTGGCAGGTGGTGGCGCCGTTTCCCGAGGCGCCTGTCGATGGTCAGCAATACGCCAGGCAAAACGCCGATTGGTCGGTGGTGGTCGGTCTGCCGGCCGTGATCGATGGCGGCACGTTCTAACCAGGAGGATTGTGATGGCAGTGTTCTATGGAGTCCCCGCCGGCAAAACTTTCATGATCGCCGGCCCCGCCGACGTCACCGTCAAGGGTGGCGAGATGCCAGTGATTGTCGACACCCTGCAGGAGGCCAAGGACGCGGCGCCGACCGTGACCGCGCTCGATCCCGCCACCGCCGAGTGCGGGGCCGCCGATTTTGACCTGGTGCTGTCGGGCGGAGGCTTCACCGAGCAGACCGTGATCATTTTCAACGGTTTCGATGAGCCAACTACACTTCGCCCTGACGGCACGCTGACCACGATCGTCAAGCCGTCGATCTTTGGGCCGGGTGCTCTGCCGGTCTCGGTGCGCAACGGGCCGCTGCAATCGCAGCCGCTCGATTTCACCTTCACCGACCCTGGGGCAGGGACACGCAAGAGGAGATGAGCATGGCGCGCAAGAACAAACGCAAGGGCGCAAAGCAGGTGAGCAAACGACCGTCACCGAAAAAGCGCGCTGCGGCCAGCCGCAAGACATCACCGAAAAAGACCACGGTGGTGAAGAAGAGGTCAACCAGCAAGAGGAGAGGCAAGATGGGTGGCGGCAAGAAGCACGACGACGACGACGACCGGCGCGAAGACAAACGACACGACGAAGGCAAGCCGGCGACAACGACCGAGCCGGATCCGATGGGACAGCCACCGGAGCCGGAGCCGACACCGGCACCGAACCCGGAGCCAGGTGCCGCATGAGCAAATGGCCTGTTCGAAATCCGCCGGTGGATCTGCATCCTCCGCACATCAATCTGACGGCACAGCCGCCGGATCCGGTGACTTTCGACGGGCCGCTCAACGAGCTGATCGAGCTGCACGGCACTGCGCAGGCCTACATCAACGTCGCCCACACCAAGGATGAATACCTCGACATCGTCCCGGTGCCGTCGGTGCCGACGGCGCCAACGCCGCCACCGCTGCCGACGCCACAGCCGATCTCTGCCGGCAACCCGGTGCCGATCGATGAGAGCAAATACGTCATCGTCCGCAACTCGCCGCCGCGACCTCGACCGCCGCGACCCCCGCCACCAGGTACATGATTGAAGGCTTGAAATGACCAGCCAGTACCGTCACCGCCGATCGTCCAATCCATCGACTGCATTCCCGGCGCCGCTTGAGCCAGGCGAGATCGCGGTCAACACCGCCAACCGCCAGCTCGCTGTCGGCGATGCTGCGTCAGGCACCACCGGCGCGCCCCTGGCGCTGCTGCCGGTGCGTTTTTTCGATGCCCGCGCCATCTACGCCATCGACGACCTTGTGGCCCAGGCTGGCGTTCTCAACCGCGCCCTGGTGGCTAACGGTCCCGGCGCCTTCAACCAGGCGCACTGGCTGGTGATCGCCGGTGATCTCGATCCGCGCTATGTGCAGAAGGCCGGCGACACCATGACCGGCCCCCTGGTGCTGCCGGGTGATCCGACCACGGATCCGCAGGCCGCCAACAAGCACTATGTCGACGCCAGGGTCGACGGCAAATCATCGGTGATCGTCTCCGACACGCCGCCGGTCGGTGTGCCCGACAACACGCTGTGGTGGGAGAGCGACACCGGCATCCTGTACATCCGTTTCAACGACGGCAACACCGTGCAGTGGGTGATCGCATCACCGCAGCCTGACACCTCGATGTTCGTGCAGCGCACCGGCGACACCATGTCCGGCAACCTGACGATCTCAAAGGTAGTTCCGGCCCTTTATCTCGATCGGACCAGCAACGCCGGTGCGGTTATTTATGGTGCCAAGGGTGGCCTCAATCGCTGGCAGATGGTGCTCGGCACCGGTGCAGCGGAGAGCGGCGGCAACACCGGTTCTGACTTTGGGTTGAATGCGATTGCCGATGATGGCTCGACCCTGGTTACGACTGCGTTTGTGATCGCGCGCAACACTGGTCTCGTGTCGCTGGCCGGCAACCCGACAGCGCCGCTCGGCGCCGCCACCAAGGGATACGTCGACAACAGCCTCACGACGTCGGCGGTGCGCTACGATGCCGCTCAGTCGCTGACGCCGGCGCAGCAGCAGCAGGCGCGGCAGAACGTCTACGCCGCACCGTTCGATGCGCTGGCCTACAACGGCCTGCAGATCAACGGCGGCATGCAGATCAGCCAGGAATACGGCAACGCGGCTATCAGCCTGGTGAGCGGTGCTCTCCCGAAATACATCATCGATGGCTGGCAGGGACAGTTCACCGGCGCCACTGCTGCATTCAACATTGCGCAGACGGGGCCGGTCGTGGTTGGCGTGCCGAACACGATCGTGTTCCAGGCGGTGACGGGTGCGGCATTTTCGGGTGCATCGGATTTTGCCTCGATCGTACATCGCATCGAAGGCTACCGGATGTCGCGACTTGGTTGGGGTTCTGCGGCGGCGTCTCCGATCACTATTTCATTCTGGGTCAATGTTCCTGCCGCCGGCACCATGGCTGTGTCGGTGCAGAATAGTGCCGGCAATCGCAGCTATGTCGTCGACGTTCCAATCGCTGGTGCTTTCGCCACGGTTTTTCGCACGGTTACAATTCCGGGCGACATCGCCGGGACGTGGGATGTCGCCAACGGCATCGGCATGCAGATCTGCTTCAACTTTGCTGCCGGGTCGGGCATGCGAGCTGCTGCAGCGAATACCTGGTCGGCTGGGGCCTTTCGCGGCTCGCCGGCAACAACTAATTTTTTTGCCACTAACGGCAACACCGCCTATCTGGCCGGCGTAGCGGTGCTGCCAGGCGCCGAGGCGCCACAGCCGGCGGCGTTGAACACTGCTTTCATCCTGCGACCGTTCGATGAGGAGCTGCGGCTGTGCCAGCGGCATCTTTGGATATGGAGGGGTGGTCAAATCGCGGCATCGCTTGGTGCTGGCACGGTTTACAATGCCAGCCTGGGCCTCGCTCACGTTCAATTCCCGGTGACTATGCGCGCGGCGCCGTCCTTCAGTTACTCGGCACTCACCGATTTTTATATGATTGCTGCGGCTGGATCGGTCCCACCGACAGGGATGGTGTCCACTCTTATCAGTCCATTCGGGTGTCGAATTGATACTACTTTGCCCGCAGGATACGTCACAGGACATGGCGCGCTTTTGGCGGGTTATACTGCAAATGCCGTAGCAAAATTTGATGCGAGGTTGTGATGGCAGAATATCAGCTCACCGCCACCGATGTTGTGATCCGCACCGTCGACAATGCCTCGATCCCGAACGATCCGGCAAATCGCGATCGGCAGGAATATAACGCCTGGTACGCCGCAGGCGGCGTGCCGGATCCCTATGTGCCGCCGGAGCCGGTGCCGCCGGTGCCGACTGTCGGGCAGCAGGTGCTGTACGATCATGAGGTGCGGATCTGCACGATCGAGGGCGTGCCGCCGCCGACGATCGAAGGTTTTGTTGCCAGACTGATGGGAGGCTGATCGTGCTCGACTTCCCGTCCACGCCATCGCTCAACCAGAAATATCCGACGACGCCGGTCGCCGGCATCCCGCAGTACAGCTGGGACGGCGAGAAGTGGACGACGATCGGCGCCCAGATCAGCAACGCTGCGCCGGCAACCAATCTGCCGCTGATCGATGCCACGCCGGCCGTGGTCGGTGTCGCCACCAAATATGCCCGCGAGGATCATGTCCACCCGACCGACACCTCGCGCGTCGCCAAGGCCGGCGACGTCATGACCGGCCTGCTGACGCTGTCGGCGGATCCGACCGCGAACCTGCACGCCGCCACCAAGCAATACGCCGACGCTGGTGCTGCCGGCGTGGCGTCGACTGCGGTGAAGACCGTGCCGCAGACCCTGACGCCGACCGAGCGCGGCCAGGCGCGCCGCAACATCGATGTGCTGAAGCAAAACTACATCATCAACGGCGCGATGATGATCAGCCAGGAGATGGGCAGCACGGCGGGGACGATCAACGGCTACTTTCCTGTCGATATGTTTCGGATCGAGTCGGTCACTGCAGGCGCCTTTAGCGTGTCCCAGGTTGCCAGCCCGACACCTGGCGGCTCGCCTAATCGCATCAGGTTTACGGTTACGTCGCCGGATATCTCGGTCAACACCAACGATTTTGTCGCCATCGCCCAGAGGATGGAGGGGCGCCGGGTTGCCGATCTTAGATTTGGATCGACTGCAGCCAAATCTATCGTTGTTCAGTTTGGCTGCCGGCTGCCTGGCGGCACCTATGGCGTCAGCGTCATCAATGGCGCCGGCACTCGCGGTTACGTCGCGGAGTTCTCGATCTCCGCACCGGAGGCAAATACCGACGTTCTGAAGTCTGTCGTCATACCTGGCGATCAGACCGGGACATGGGCGAACGACACCTCGATCGGAATAAGCCTGCGGTGGACGTTGATGTGCGGTTCTGACTACGCGGCGGTCGCCGGAGCGTGGGCGGCGGGCACCGTGATCGGCTCGCCAAATCAAATCAACTTCATGGGCACCAATGGTGCCGTATTCGAGCTGTTCGATGTCGGTGTCTACGAGGGCACCGTGGCGCCGCCGTTCCAGGTGCCGGACTACGCCGACGAGCTGCTGCAGTGCCTTCGTTATCTTTACTACACCACCGGCGATCCGGTCGGAGTTGCCAATGGTGGCCTCATCTCCGGTGGTCCACTCTGGTTCAAGGTTCCGATGAGAATTAGTCCGACAGTGGGCGCGACCTTCTCGGTGAACACCGGCAATGTTGGCACCTTCACCGCGAGCAGCATCTCGGCAAATGGTGTCGGATTTTACAATATCTCAAACAACTGGACGACCAACGCCATCGTCTCACTGGCGACCTTCAAGGCGGATGCGAGGTTGTGATGAACGTGCCGACCGACGTCGCCAGGCAAGTGATCGACACGATGAAGGCAACGCCGTTCGTGCTGGCGATCCTGATCGTCAACTCCATCGCGCTCGGTGGATTTGGTTTCTCGCTGCACGAAATCTCGAAGGCGGCAGATCGCCGCGACACGCTGCTGCAGAGCTGCATGGAGCTGAAGCAGCAGAAGGATTGAGGAGGCGGCAATGCTGACATCGGTGATCACGTTTTTGATTTATCTCTGCCTGTTGGCGATCGTGATCTATCTCGTCATCTGGGTGTTGCGCGACGTGATCGGTCTGCCGATCCCCGCCAAGGTGGTGCAGCTGCTGTGGGTCATTGTTGCGCTGATCGCCATCCTGTGGCTGGTGCAGATGGTGCTGGGCGGCGGGTCGTTCAAACTGAGCGGTCCCTTTCGGCTCGGGCAGCTCGGTGGATCCGTTGCCGCCCTATCCGCAACGACCACCAGATATTTGTAGGGGTTGCTGATGGCTGACGAAGGCATTGGTGTTGCTCTCTCTGATGCGGTTGCACCGCCGCCGAGGCCCCGCGTCTACATCAACAGGCGCCGGCCGGCCGAGAGCTGGTCGCCTGACGCTTCGCCATATCTGCCACCTGGCGAGGCGCCGGTGATGCCGAGCCTGGCCGAGAGCCTGGCCAGCTCAAGCGTGCTGCCGCCACCGCAGCCGCCGGCACCGGGCACGCCGATGATGCCGCTCGGCGCATCGACCGAACCGCGCGCCTGGGATTATCAGCCGCCGCAGACGATCGCCGAGACGTCCCAACAGTCCAGGACGCCTGGCGTCGCCAACCTGGGTTACGACCTTGGCCGTGCCCTGGAGAGCATGGGCGTGCCTGCGGACAAGGCCTACGATCGCGGTGAGGACATCAAAAGCATCCTTGGTGTGCTGCCTGGTACCGGCTCGGCGATGTCGCTCGACCAGGCCAAGGAGGATTTCGCCAAGGGCAACTATGGATCCGCCGCGATCGATCTCGTCGGCGCCGCACCGGTGCCTGGCGCAGCTGCCGCCAAGGGCGCCGTCAAGAAGGGCGCTAAGGCGGTCAAGGAGGCGGTCACCGGCGCCGCCGAGGGTGAAACCAAGTCCGTGCTGGCGACCGCTGGGCGGGCCGCTAAACCACGCGAGGCCGCCACCCTGAAGGATGCGGTGGTTGCTGCCGGCCAGGAGGCCGATCAGATCACCAAGAGCGCGAAATTGCCGAACCTGCGCGACATGGATCTGCCGGCGGCGATCGAGGCGGCGCGCAAGGAGCAGCATCTCGGCATCCGGCGCGCTGATGGCGGCATCGAGGGCGCGCCGTCGCATGTCATGAGCAAGGACGACGTCCTGGCGATGCGCGGCAGCATGGATGAGGCGATGCAGCTCGGCGCCAGCGTCGGCGGCGACAAGTGGTATCATGAGGGCCGCGCCTTCGCGAAGCAGGCGGCGGGGCCGGATCCGGTCACCCAGGACATCACCGCCAAGACGCTCGGGCTGACGTCGAAACAGGTCAACCCCGACGTCAATCTCGGCTTCACCACCAAGGCGACCAATGCCTATGCGGCTGGTCGGCCGGCCGAGATCCTGATGGATCCGAAACAGGCCGATACCTACAAGAGGATCCGCCAGGGCATTGCGCACGACACAAAAAAGACCGCGCAGCTCGGCATCAACGTCAACCCGACCGTGCCGTTCACCACCACCGGCGTCAACGATATCTGGCATGCGCGCTCGATGGGCTACGCCAATCCCGATGGTTCGCTCTGGACCGGCACACCGTCAGGGCCGATGCATCGTTTCATGGATCATGAGACGGTGCTGGCGGTCGATCGCGCCAACCAGATGAAGCTGGGTGGTCGCGATGATTGGACTGCGCCAGACGTCCAGGCGGCGATCTGGGTCGGCCGCAAGGCGCAGAGCGATGCGATGAAACGCGGCGAGGGCAACGCAGCTGCATCTGCGATGGCGCAGAAGCTGCAGCCAGGCGTCGACGTCAACGACATGGCTGCGGTCAACGCAGCGATCAAGGGCGGATCGAAAGAGGCGATCGGTGATTTCAAGGGATCGATGAAGCCTGCGCTGACGATCGAGGATGCGCTGCCAAACGCCAGCAAAGGCTATGGCGACTTCGCGCCGAAATACACCGCCAACGCCAGCTATGAATTCACGCCTGGTCAGGGCATCGCCGGCCACCTGCAGGGTCTGGCCTATGGCGACGAGGCGCTGCGGAAAAAGTTCGCCGATCTGCCTGCGAACCAGTGGACGTTTGGCGAGAACAAGGACGATGCGCTCTACAACGCCGCCGGCATGCTGCAGGCGAAGCCGACCGGCACCAACCAGGGGATCTTCTCGCGCGGTGAAGGTTACCCGACCGAGCTGAACCCAGGCTTCACCGCGTTCCCGATGACGGCGATGGAGGGCGGCAGCGGCAAGCGGGTGTGGGATCAGAACACCAGCGACCTGTTGCACGGCATCGAGGGCATCCGTGGTTACTTCGACGCGCAGAACGCATCGGGCGCGCATCAGTTCGTCACCAATCAGCCTGGCCGCGCCAACAGTTTTGTGTTCGATAAATCACAGCCGCTGACGACGGGCGATCTCGCCAGGTTCGAAGCGGCAGGCACCAAGGTCGGCAAGCCGAACATGATGGATCTGCCCGAGCAGGGCGTGCTCACCGATTGGAACGGGCCGGGGCCGGGGCTCACCACCAAGCAGGAGACGAGCCTGGCCGATGAGATCGCCGGCATCACCGGCGGAGGCGTGCCGCGAGGCGAGCGCATGGAGAGGCTGTCGACCGATTATAACACACTGAACCGGGCGCCGGATTGGGAGCAGGGCGAGGGCTCCGGCGCCGCGACCAGGGCGTTGATGGACATCGTCAGTCGGGCACCGGCGCTGGTCGGCAACATCGATCGCGATCCGCGACTGCGCAAGATGATCAAGGACAAGATGGACGCGCATGAGGCCTGGGCGATTGCCAACAACGATCCGATCCGTCGCGATATTCAGAACGCCAAACTGGTGTTCTCGCAGGACGGGCCGGCCGGTGGTCTGGCCGGCCTGTTCGCAGCCCTCAAGGCTGGGACGATCGCGCTGCCGTCGATAGCGGCGGTTGGTCTGGCGCTGCCGATGCTGACGGGCGGTGCTCCAGGAGCCCCGCAGCCTTCAGCTGATCGGATGTAGGAGATTTCCGATGCGGACCAGACGGCGAGCCACCATAGAACGTCACCGGGCCTTCCAGCTGCTTGAAGAACCGCGCCATCCGCGCCTCGCTCTCGGGGCTGCCGGGTGGGTGAGCGGTCAGGCCCAGCGAGTAGTCCTCGCCATATGGGTGCGGCGCATCGCCATAAAAGTAAGCCGCCTCCTCCGGCGTGTACGGCTCTACGACCCTGAAATAGGGGCCATAGGACTGATCCTTGTACGGAACCTTGACCATCGCATCGTCTCCAAAATGACCCGCCCCCGAGGCGGGTTTTTCTTGCTCATTTTTTCTTAGCACAGGGAGCCCCAAATGGCAAAATTGACCCGTCCACCGCCGCTCGCGCCGATCAAGCCGCTGCCAACGGCCAAGCCGCCGTCTGTGTCGAAGACCCAGGACAACTACACGCATCACACCTCGCCGGTGAACGGGCCGCAGCCTGGTCCGGTCGAGATGTCACCGGAGTCGTCGGCGCCCAAGGTCAAGATCAAGACGCTGCCCGATGTGCCGATGCATCGGACCAAGCATGACTGACGACCGGTATCTTCTGCTGCTGAAGCGCAAGCGTGCGATCATTTCCGCGCGCGACGATCTGATTGCGTTCACGCGGCTGATGATGCCGAACCCGAATTTCGACGGCGATCCTGATCAATCGCTCTACCATCCGCAGCGGTTTCACCGGGTGATCGGTGCGGCGCTGGAGGAGGTCGAGCGCGGGGATTATCGGCGGCTGATGATCAACGTCGGGCCACGCTTCGGCAAGACAACGCTGGGGTCAGCAATGTTCCCAGCCTGGTACATCGGCCGCCACCCCGATCGCTCGCTGATCGTTGCGACCTACAACGAGCATTATTCCTGGGATCTCGGCCGGCGCGTTCGCGACATCATGATCACGCCGCAGTATCGCCAGGTGTTCCCTGGCGTCGACATCAAGGTCGGCGCATCGGCCGTCAACCGCGTCGAGACCACCAGGGGCGGCGTGGTGTTCGCAGTCGGTCGCGGCTCATCGATCACCGGCCGTGGCGCGCACTGCATCCTGCTCGACGATCCGATCAAGGACCGCGTCGAGGCTGACAGCGTGCTGGTGCGCGAGAAGCTTTGGCAGTGGTGGCTGCAGGTGCTGCGCACCAGGTTGATGGACGCCACCGGCACGATCGTCATCATCCAGACCAGGTGGACCGAGGACGATCTGGTCGGCCGCCTGATCGACGAGCGCAACCCGTACTACAATCTTGAAGAGGCCAAGCTGTGGCGCAAGATCGATCTGCCGGCGCTGGCCGAGGACAACGACATCCTGGGGCGCCAGCTCGATGAGCCGTTGTGGCCGGAGCGTTTCTCCAAGGCGTACCTGGAGGAGATCCGCAACACCGATCCCCGAGGCTTCGCTGCGCTCTACCAGGGACGGCCGGCGCCGCGCGAGGGCGCGTTCTATCGCGCCGCTGACCTGGTGCCGTACAACCGCATGGATGAGATGCCGTCGCATCACAAGATGCGATTTTACGCCGCCAGCGATCATGCGGTCTCGATCGAGCAGAAGGCCGACAAGACCTGCCTGATGGTGGTCGGCATCGACGAGCAGGATCACATCTGGATCATGCCGGACGTGGTGTGGGCGCGGCTCGACAGCCAGCAAGCGGTCGAGAGCATGGTCGCGCTGATGAAAAAATATAAACCGATGTTCTGGTGGGCCGAGCGCGGCGCGATCGAGAAATCCATCGGGCCGTTTCTGCGCAAGCGGATGGTCGAGCGCCAGGCGTTCTGCGCGATCGATCCGATCACGCCGGCCGTCGACAAGCAGCAGCGTGCGCAGCCGATGCAGGCGCGCACCGCGATGCGGATGGTTCACTTTCCGACCTTCACCAGGTGGTGGGCCGATGCGCAGGATCAGATCCTGAAATTTCCGCACGGATCCAAAGATGATTTTGCCGATGCGATGTCGCTGATCGGTCTTGGCCTGGCCAAGATGCACGGTCGCGTTCGCATCAAGGCGGCTGACCCGGAAGTGGTCAGCGGCACGTTTCGAGAACTGTGGGACAGGACGCGAAGAAGGGAAGGAAAGGACCGCAGGGCGAGGAGCCTACACGGATGGTAGACACATCATTCGGCGATGCCATGAATGCCATGGGCAGTCCCGACGAGAGCGGCGCCGCTGACATCAATTCGTCGACCGGTCAGCCGAACACGATCCCGCGCGAGGCACCGGATCCGCCGGAGCGGCGCAAGCGGCTGGTCGCTGCCTGGACGTCGCGCGTCAAGAGCGCGAAGCAATTCTGGAAGCCGGCGTTCGATCGCATGCGCGAAGACCAGGAATTCTGCTTCGGCAAGCAGTGGAGCAAGAACAGCACCGATCGCCGCTACGTCGCCAACCTGACGCTGCGCCTGGTCGCGCAGAAGACGGCATTTCTGTACGCCAAAAATCCCAAGGCGGTGGCGAAGAAGCGTCCCCGGCTGAACGCGACGAGCTGGGACGAGAGCCAGACCACGCTGACCCAGCTGATGCAGTCCGGCGCGATGATGATGGGCCAGATGCAGAACCAGGTGGCGACCGGGCAGGCGCCGCCGCCGCAGCTCGGCGGCATGCTCAGTGCTGCCCAGGGCATGGCCAGCCAGGCGCTGCCGATGGCGACCGGCGCGCAGCCGCTCTCGATCGATGACCTGATGGCTGGTGGCACGCCTGGCGGGCTGTCGCCGATGGGCGTCGGTGGCGGCAACGTCAACCAGATCGCCGGTGCTGTCGGCGCCCAGCTCGGTGGCGCCACCATGCCTGGCATGGGAGCTGGACCGATCCCTGGCTCGATGCAGGGGCCGCCTGGGCTCGGCGATCAGATGGGCCAGGCGATGGGTGCTGCGGCCGGCGGCGCGATCCCTGGCGTCTCGCCGATGATGGCACAGGCAGTCGGGTCCGGCATGGACATCATGATGGACGCCGCGCGCGTCAAAAACGAAAACATCATGATGGACAAGCTGGCTCGCACCCTGGAGCTGCTCTACGCCTATGAGGTCGACAACCAGCCGCACCCGTTCAAGCAGATGCTGAAGATGACCGTGCGGCGCACCGTCACCAACGGCGTCGGTTACATCAAGCTCGGCTATGAGCGGGTGATGCAGGAGCGGCCTGACCTGGAGAAGGGCATCGCCGACGCCAACGAGCGCCTGTCGACGCTTGAGCGCCTGGCCTCCGATGCATCCGACGACATCACCGGTGAAGACGACAAGGAGTCCGAGCAGCTCAAGCTGCTGCTGCAGGATCTGATGCAGCAGAAGGGCGTGGTGGTGCGCGAGGGGCTGACCTTCGACTATCCGCTGTCGACCAGGATCATCCCCGACGTCAAATGCATCGAGCTGAAGAACTGGGTCGCTGCCGATTGGGTGGCCGAGGAATTCCTGCTGTCGACCGACGAGGTCGAGGAGATCTACGGCGTCGATGTCCGTGGCCACTGCACCGAGTACAGCGCCAACGAATATGGCGGGCCGGATCCGATCGCCATGGCGCGCGATTGGTCGTCGCCATCGCACAGTCGCGATTGGGACGATCGCGGCGACAAGTCCGCAGTGGTGTGGGAGATCTACAGCCGCAAGGACGGTTTGGTTTATGTGGTCTGCGATGGCTACAGGGAATTTTTGCGCGAGCCGGCATCGCCCGACGTTTTCAACGAGCGGTTCTATCCCTGGTATGCGCTGGTGTTCAACGGCGTCGAGGATGAGCGCGAACTGTATCCGCCGAGCGACGTGCGGCTGATGCGTGACATGCAGCTCGAATACAATCGCTGCCGTGAGGGGCTGAAGGAGCAGCGCATTGCGGGTCGGCCGTTCACCGCAGTGGTCAGCGGCAGCCTCGACGAAGAAGACCTGGAGAAGCTGGCCGATCGTGAGGCCAATGCGGTTATCGAGCTGAATGCCCTGCAGCCGAACCAGGACATCAAGCAGCTGCTGCAGGCCTACGCCGGCCCCGGCGTCGACCCGAACCTGTACGAGGTCAATCCGGTCTACGAGGATATCCTGCGCACCACCGGCATCCAGGAAGCCAACCTGGGCGGCACCAGCAACACCACCGCGACCCAGGCGCAGATCGCCGAGGGTTCGCGCATGACGTCGATGGGGTCCAACATCGATGACCTGAACGACCTGTTGACGCAGCTCGCTCGCAACGGTGGCCAGATCCTGCTGCGCGAGATGGCGCAGGAGCGGGTCAAGAAGGTGGTCGGCCAGGGCGCAGTGTGGCCAGCCAATGCCGAGTCCCAGGACATCGCCAACGAGATCCTCCTGGAGATCGAGGCGGGCTCGATGGGACGGCCGAACCAGGCCCAGGAGATCGCCAACGCACAGCGGCTGTACCCGCTGCTGATCCAGCTGCCAGGCATCGATCCTGAATTCCTGGCGAAGGATGTGCTGCGGCGCCTGGACGATCGCCTGGATCTGACCGAGGCGTTCAAGAGCGCGCTGCCGTCGATCGTGGCGATGAACGGCATGGCGCAGGGCGGTGGAGCTGCCGGTCAGGCTGGTCCCACGATGCCTGGGGCGGGCGCTGGGCCGGGAGCTGCGCAAGGACCGGCCGGCGCCGCCAACGCACCCAGCCCCGGCGGGCCGGCGCCTGGTGGCCCTCCTGATGCTGCCGGCCAGCTCGCTGGTGTGCCGCCAGCTCGGCCGCATCCGACAGGGGCTCCACCGATGCCGGGGATGCCCGGCTAATTTAAACTTAATATCGCGACGAACATTTTCGGCGTAGAGGTCGACGCGAAGGACGGTGACGCGCTCGGGAGTTGGCTTATGGCTGACGAGCCCGTGCTTTCGAATGAGACGACGTCACCGTCAGGCGATAATGCACCCTCGCCAGGTGCCGGCGATATCGCGTCCTCGCCAGGCGCAGCAGAACAGTCCCCCCAGGGCGAAACCAAGGAAAGCCTCCTCGAAGCCGTTCAGCGTGCAGTGCCCGAGCTGCGCCAGGCGAAAGAGGATGCTGACGGTGGTGGATCTGGAGCATCGCCAGCTCAAGCCGCAGACAAGGATAGGGCAGCAGGAGACGATGACCCCGAGCTACCGGACGAGGTCACCGCCGAGGAGCTGGCCAAACTTTCGCAGGGCGCAAAGCGTCGCATCACCAAGCTGAACAAGCAGCGCCAGCGTCTTGCTGGCGAAGTGCAGCGGCTGAAGGCGATCGAGCCGAGCGCACAGGCTGCCGACCAGGTCACCAAGTATCTGCGCGACAACGACATCAGTCGCGACGATTTCCTGATGACGCTGGAGCTGGCGTCGGCGATGCGCCGAGGTGATTTCCGCACGTTCTATGAGGGCGTCAAACCCTACATGAAACTGGCGGAAGAATATCTCGGCCACTCGCTGCCGCAGGATCTGCAACAGCAGGTTCAGCAGGGGCACATGACGTCCCAGGCTGCGGCCATGTACTCGAAAGAGCGCATGGACCGGGCGATGGCTCAGACCAACGCCGCACGCCAGCAACAGGCGTTCCAGCAGTATGCGCAGACGTCGCAGACCCAGCAGCAGCAGGCCCAGCGAGAGCATTTGGCATCCTCCGTGCGTGACACCGTCAACGCCTGGGAAAGCCGGATCATGCAGTCCGATCCCGACTATGCGGCGAAAAAACCCGCTGTGCAGGACACGATGTGGGCGGTGGTGCGCGAACAAGGCGTGCCGCAGTCACCTGAACATGCCGTCAAGATCGCCCAAGAGGCGCTGCGGCGTGTGAACGAGCGTTTCAGCTCCTGGGCGCCTCAGAGACGCCCGACATCGCGCAGCCCAAGCAGCACTGGTCGAACCGCAGGCGTGACGCCGGAGCCGAAAAACTTGCTCGACGTGGTCAAGCAAGCTCGGGAGAGCGCACGCCTCTGATCCATAGAGGCGATCGATGCCAACCTATACCCAGCCGTTGCTGGATCACATCACCACCGCTGCGCTTGATTGGTGGCTCAACAAGGGCACAGCGTTTCAGGAAGCGATCCAGGAGAAACCTTTGCTCGCCAGCCTGGAGAGCAAGAAGAAGACGTTCCCCGGTGGCAAGGGGAACATCCTGATCAGCGTCAAGGGCGACTTCGGCAACACCGCAGCACCCGGCACCAACGATCAGCTGGTCGGCTACCAGCTCGACGACGCCGTCACCTACTACACCCCGGCGAACCTCAAGCAGGCAGCTTATCCCTGGAAGGAAATGCACATCGGCATCACGCTCACTCACAGTGAGCTGAAGTCCGATGGCATCACCGTTGTCGACAGCGGTGCTGACGACAGCCGGACCACCGAACACTCCGGCCGCGACGACACCGTCCTGGTCGGTCTGCTCGACGACGCGCTGCAGGATCTCTCCGAGCAATACGCACGCTCGATGAACAACCTGCTGTGGACGAACGGCGCTGCGGATCCCAAGGCGCTGGCCGGCATGGCGGCACTGATCACCGACAACCCGTCGACCGGCACCGTCGCCGGCATCGATCGGGTGTCGAAGGTGTGGTGGCGCAACCGGGCCTACACCGCTGCGATGGGCACCGCTGTCGGCACCACGCCGGCACTGGCTGCCTGGGGCGGTGGTCCGATCACCTCTGCTACCACCAACGGCGGCGCGCTGATCACGCTGCTGCAGAAGGAGTATCGCCAGCTCACCAGGTACGGCGGCAAGCCGAACACTGCGTTCTGCGGCAGCGATTGGCTCGCTGCCCTGGAGACCGAGCTGCGCGCCAACGGCAACTACTCGATGCAGGGTTTCTCCGGCGGGAAAGACATCTCGGTCGGTCAGATCTCCTACATGGGGACCGACTTCGAATACGACCCGACGCTCGATGGGCTCGGCAAGTCCAAGCGTTGCTACTGGTACGACAGCCGCGACATCTTCCTGGTCGCGATGCAGGACGAGTGGCGCCACCAGCACTCCCCCGACCGGCCGCCGGACAAGTATGTGCTTTATCGCGGCCTCACCTCGACTGGGCAATTGTGTGCGCGTCGGCTGAATTCTGCCGTCGTCATGGACATTGCCTGATCGGATCCGGGGCGCCCCCGCGCCCCGGTTTTTTTCAAAGGGACGGCGATGATCAAGAAGATCCATTACTGCAAGTGCCGGATCAATCTGTCGGGCCAGAATTATCACACCGTGGTCTATGACGAATTCAACCCGGTGACGTGGCCCGAGGTGCAGGTGCTGATGCAGCTGCATGGCGAAGAGAACGTCATGGATATCCAGCCGGTGTCGATCGGCGAAGCCTGGCCCAGCTCCGAGAAGGAGCGCCTGGTGCAGATCTATGGCTACCGTGTCGTCGAGAGCTGCTTTCCGGGCCGCGCCTTCCGCATGGATCTGATGATGACCGGCGACGAGCAGCTGCCGCCCTACGTCGAGGGCCAGGCGCCGTCGACCAAGGTGCATCCGAACGGTGGCGATGACGAGGACGATGGTGAGGACGAGACCATCAAGGCGGCGGCGCCGGTGTTCAAGCCTGGTCGCAATTTGCGGCCGCAAACGTCGCCAGCTGAACCGCCCCAGGAGGCCTGATGCCGCTCGGTGTAACCCTGGTCGAGCTGCGCCGTGAGCTGCGTGCCGAGACCGGCACCAGCCTCAACCCGGCGCAAGGCACCCAGGCGCAGGGTGCGCTCGACATCGTGCTCGCGAGGCAGCAGCGCGAGCTGTGGGATGCCTACAATTGGCAGCACCTGAAGATCTGGAAGGATGTCGCGCTCGCCCAGGGGCAGTCGACCTACAGCTATCCCGCAGAGATCGCGTTCGATCAGGTGATCAGGTTCTATGTCGCATCGAGCCCGTCAGCGGCATGGCGACCGCTGCGCTACGGCATCAAGCCATGGCAGATCGGTCCAGGTGGTCCGAGCGCAGGCACGCCGACGCACTGGCGCAACGTGCTGACGATCAACACCAGTGGGCCGACGCCGGTCACCGACCCGGTCGGGCAGTATGGCCTGGTGCCGGTGCCGGCGAGCGCCGGCATGCTGCTGCGCATCGAGGGTCAGGCGCCGCTCAACCCGCTGATCGCCGACGCCGACTTCTGCATCATCGACAGCAAGGCGATCGTGCTGTTCGCTGCGGCCGAGCTGCTCGCCGTGCAGAAGAGCGAGGCGGCGCCGCTCAAGCTGACCAAGGCGCAGAACTATCTGCGCCGGCTCCTGGCCGATCAGGGCGCCGACAAGCGCGGCAACTACAACATGGGCGGCGTCTATCGTGGCGGCAACGACCCCGACAAGGGGCGTCGAGCGGTGGCCGGCATCGACTACATTCCAGGGTGAGGTGCGTGCATGCCGTACTTCACCATCACCGACTTTGCAGCAGGCCTCGATCTGCGCCGCTCCGAGATGACAGCGCCGGCCGGCACGCTGCGCTCGATGATCAATTGCCACATCACACCGGGCGGTGAGATCGAGAAGCGGATGGCGTTCGTACCGTTCTGGACGGTCGATGCCAACAGCAAGGGTTTGGTCGAGGTCAATCAGAAGCTTTACACGTTTGGCCCCAACGGTCCCTACAAGACCGAACCGCCGAGCGGCACCTGGTCGGTCGGTGTGCTCGGTCAGGCAACCACAACGCTCTACGAGATCGTCGACTACGACCTGTTCGACAACAAGGTGTTCGTGGTGCTGTGGACCGACGACGTCGGCAACGTCAAACGGTTTTACGACGGCGTCGAGGTGCCTGCCGCCAACGGTTTCTATTGCCGGACCTACAAGACCAAAATGTACACGGTCGCCGGCTCGGTGCTGTACTTCTCGGCGGTCGGCAATGCCGGCGATTGGACCGGCACCGGCTCGGGCTCGATCGACGTCTCGCTCGGCGACTCCGACATGACCGACTGCATCGCGCTGGAGGTTTATTACGACAAGCTGGCGATCATGTCGAAGACGGCCACGCAGCTGTGGACGATGGATCCCGACCCGCTGAAGAACCAGTATGTGCAGACCCTGCGCCAGGCCGGCACGATGGCGTGGCGCAGCGTGCTGCAATATGGATCCGGCGACGTGATGTATGTTTCGGCGAGCGGCATCCGATCGCTGCGCGCTCGCAACTCGAGCCTGGCTGCGGCGGTGTCAGACATCGGCTCGCCGCTCGACCCGGTGATCCAGGATCTGTTTCGCTACATGGGCGAGGATTGGATGAGCGGCACGATCGCCATCCTGCAGCCGGTCACCGGCCGGTTCTGGATCATCATGCCCGATCGCGTCTACATCCTGTCAGCGTTCCCTGGTCCCAAGATCACCGCCTGGTCGGAATACGATCCCGGCTTCGTCATCACTGCGGCGGCGATCCACAACAACCGCATCGTGGTGCGCGATGACGAGAACACGATCTATGCTTTCGGCGGCATCACCGACGAGGGGCCGGTTTACGACGACTGCTATGTCGAGCTGATTTTCCCTTTTCATGCCGGCGACCAGGTCGCGACCTTCAAGACCTTTACCGGTCTCGACGCCACCTGCGAGGGCGTGCCGTGGGAAGTCTACACGGCCTACAACGTCGCCGATCCGACCATCGAGGATTTTGTCGGCACGTTCGATGGCTCGACGTTCTTGCAGGGGCGTTTCCCGATCCTGGGTCACTCGACGCATATGTCGCTGCGGCTGCGCTCGCAGACGCCAGGACCGCAGACGCTGTCGAACATGGTGGTTCACTACCAGGGCTCGGAGAGCGGATAGATGGCGATCGATATCACCAGTGCAGATCGCGGCATGATCCGGTCAGTGATCGAGAACATGCGCGAGGTCGATCGCGTCGAGATGCTGGCGTGCGACACCAACCTGGACCGGCTGCCGGACCACATCATGCGCAACAAGGTGTTTGCGTTCTGCGCTTTCGACTACGACACCGGGCCGATCGCGATCTGGGGCATGGTGCAGCGTCGACCGGGTGTCGGCGCCGGCTTCGCGTTTGGCACCGATGCCTGGTGCCAGGCTCTGCGGCCGATGGTGCGCCAGATCCGCAATTTCGTGGTGCCGTTCCTGGTGCAGGCCGGCTTCCACCGCGTCGAGGCGGCGGCGCTGGCATATCGCGACGACGTCGCCAGGCTGATGATGCTGATCGGCGCCGAGCGCGAGGCATTGCTGCGGGGCTACGGCACCGCAGGCGAGGATTTCGTTTGTTACAGGTGGTTGGATGAACATTGCTGCACGCATCAACAGCGCCAGGAAGACCGCCACGCCACACATTGAGGTGAGGCTTGGCAGAACCGAGGACGCGCCCAAGGTGGTCGACTTTGTCGAGATGTTTTTCCATGCCACGCCGTGGGCGCAGGTGGTCTCGTTCAAGCGTGACGGCGCGATGAAGTGGCTGACGATGGCGATCGGCTCCGGCTATGCGCCGCATGCGCTGGCGTTCGACGGCGAGGAGCTGGTCGGGATGTGCAGCTATCACACGTTCTCGACCTACACCGACCCGATCGCCGTGATGGACGAGACCTATGTGCTGCCGAGGCTGCGGCGCACCGATCTCGGCCGCCGCCTGATCGCTCTGGCGATCGAGCTGGCGCGTGCCGATCACTGCAAGGTCATGAATTTCCCGATCGCGTCAGGGATGCAGGCGCAGAACGGCCTGATGAACATGGTGGGACGACACTTTGGCGCCGAGCCGATCGGCATGATTTTTCGAAAGGTGCTGTGATGGGCGGAAAAGATGGCGGCGGCGGCGGCGACCCCCAGGGTCAGCTCAGAGCTGGTGGCTATGTGCAGGATCCCAAAACCGGCACCTGGTACAATGGCGAGCAGTGGCGAGCGGAGCATCCAGAACCGGCAGCAGCTCCGGCACCAGTTCAAGAGACGGCGTCGGTGATGGATCCTGGCGGATCGATGGTGATCGACCCGGTGCCGACCACGCCAGAACCGGAAACGCCGGCAACGCCGGATCCGCTCGGGCCAGCGACCGATGCCGGCACGCCGATCTCACAGCCGCTCAAGGCCAACAACCCGATGGGCGCCGGCAGCATCACCAACAGCGGCGATCTGCTCGGCGGCGCGGTGGTCAAGCCGCCAACCTACTGGGTCGGCGGCATCAACCGGCCGACGTCGCCGGTCAATCGCATGAAGGTAACGCAGCAGGTGTGACATGGGTGGCAAGGGTGGTGGCGGCGGCAACTATTACGCACAGCCGGAAGACACGTCGGGCTACGGCACGCCGGAGGAGGCCAAGCTGACGCTTGCCAGGGAGGCGCCGCTCGACCTGTCGCAATATCAGCAATCGATCAACGTGCGCAAAGCGGCCGGCGAGGCCACGGCACCTGATACGCCGGCAACGCCTGATCCAGGTGGCGGCGGCACTGACACCGGCACCGAGATCGCCGACGCGATTTTGAAGCCACCGGAATACTGGTCGAAGCAGGCCTTGAAACCATCCGCGCTGAACAAGAGCCGGGTGGTGACGACGCAAACTTAGGAGATCGTCATGGGCGGCAAATCCGGGCCTTCGAACAACCAGATGGTTCAGTTCGAAATGCAGCAGGCGCAAGAGGCCAAGGACAAGGAGAACAAGCGCCTGGCTCGGCTCGACCAGGGCAAGGGCGCGATCGATACGCTGTTTGGCGCGTCCAATTTCGGCGACCCGTTCTATGACAAATACACCAAGGCCGAGCTGGACTACTCGATGCCGCAGCTGCAGCAGCAATACGAGACCGCGAAGTCCGGCATGACCTATGACCTGGCGCGTGCCGGCACGCTGCGCTCGACCGCAGCCGGCTATGCGCAGGGGCTGTTGGAGAAGCAGAACGCCGTCAACGAGGCCGGCATCCGCGCCAAGGCCGACACCGACACTGCGGCGCTGCGCCAATCGATCGCCAGCCAACAGCAGCAGGCCTACAATCAGCTGTACGCCACCGAGGATCCGACCGTCGCCGCCAACACCGCAGCGACATCGGTCGGCAACGCGCAGCTCACGCAGCCGAACCTGACGCCGCTGGCTGATGCGTTCAAGCCGATCGCGATCGGTCTCGGATCGGCGCTGGCGCCGGTCTACGGAGCGAACCAGGCGCAGACCTACCTGGGCAGATCACCGTTTGGTTCTGGATCAATGACCAACTCACCGAGCTGACAAAATGTGCGACCCGATTTCCATGATTGGCCTGGTGTTCTCGATCGGCTCCGCTGTCGCGAACATGCAGGCGCAAGAGGATATGGCGAACCAACAGAACGCCGCCAACGATGCCTGGGTGGCGTACCAGCGCCGGCAAAGCCAGGAGTATTCGGCACGCGACGAGGAGCTGCGCCGCAACGCCGAGGCAGCGCGCACTGCAGCGACCAGCGAGCTGACACCCGAGAAGCAGACTGCGGCCCAGGAAAAAGAACAGGGGCGGCTGGAGCAGACGTTGACGCCGGAAGACCTGGCGAAGATGGCCGACAACGACCCGAACGTGATCGCCAGCAAGATGCTGTCCGGTCAGCAGGACACTGCGGGGCCGGTCAAGGCTGACATCCAGAAGCAGATCGCTGCAGCTGCCCAGGAGGCGCGCCAGCGCATCAACGCGCTCGCGGCGGTGCAGTCCTATGGCGGCAGTCAGTATGGCCTGACCAATCGCGCCAACACCATTTTCAACGCCGCCGGCCAGGACATCCGCCTGGCGAGCGACGAGCGCCAGGGGCAGCTCGCTGCCTACAATGTTGCGAAGGCCGTCGAGCCGATCAAGATCGTGCAGCACGGTGGTGGCTCGGCGCTCGGTGGCATCGCCGGTGCCGGCGCCAAGATTGCTGGCGGTGGTCTCGGTAGCGTAATGGCAGCCGGCATTTCCGGCAGCGCATAGGAGTGAACGATGGGTTCGCAGTGGGTCGAGGATCCGAGCTGGGGCAACATCTTCGGCGGCATCGCCAATGATTTTCAGGGCGCGCCTGGCAAGGCGTTGAGCAACATCGCCCAGGCCGAGGCGATCAAGGACGCGCGCATCAAGCGGGCGCGCGAGCAAGAGCAGTGGGATCTGAGCCAGAAGCTGATCGGCACGGTCGACAGCGCGACCTTGCCGGCCTATGTGCCGCCGCGAACCTATACGGCAGCCGACATCTCCGACCCCGCTATGCTGGATGCTCCGTTGTCCAGGACGGGCACCGACAACACCGACATGCAATTCACCGACCCCCGCGCGCTCGCCACGGCCGAGGCCAGGCGCGCCAGGGCGATCGCGGGCCAGAAGGCCACGCTGGTGAAGGATCCCTCGCAGTGGGCGGCGCAGGGTGCCTACGGTGATGTCGCTGCGGCGGGTATGCCGGCCAGCGCACGCGATCGTGCGGTCCAGCAATTCAACACCACCGGCAAATGGCCGACGACAGAAGAGGCCAAGTTGGGCCAGGCGCATAACTTCACGGTCTACGACAGAAGCGGCAACCCGACCGGGCGCAGCTATTCGACGCGCGATGGCGTCAGCACGCTCGACGGCAGGCCGATCGCCTCGCTGCTGCGGCCAGGCGACAACCCCCTGGCGACCGGGCCGGCGGATGCGCAGCCGGTCAACACCTACAAGGATGCGGCGGCAGCGCGCAAAGCTCTCTACGACATCGAGAACGCGCGCATCGCCAATGGTGGATTGAGAACCCCCGTCGAGGCGATGGAAGCGTCGCGGCTGTTTGACGTGGCGTTTCCGAGGAGCCGCGTGACGTCGACCGAGGGTGGTCGCGCGGTGACCAGGAGTGTGCGTGCCGAGCCGGTCCCGCCGGCACTGCATCAGCTCTATGCCCTGGCCGATGATGTCGCTAATGGCCGGCACACCCAGCCGCCGCCAGCGCCTGGCACGCCGCCTGCGTTCGTCAATCCGAATGAGGAGCAGGAGATCAGTCGCGGTCCCGCCAACCCGGCCGAGCTGCGTAAGGAGTACCAGGCCCAACAGGCTGTCTCCGACTGGGCGATCACCGCACCGCTGTACAATTCGGCGGTCAAGTCTGGGCAGGCGCCGAGCAACCAGGGCGACGTCAACATCGTCTACGCCTTCGCCAAGCTGATGGACCCTGGCTCGGTGGTGCGCGACAGCGAGGTCAAGCTGGTCTCTCAGAGCGGCACAATCCTGGATACTGTCGGCGGGCTCTACCAGAAACTGACAACGGGCGGTGGCTCGATGACGCCGGAGGTGCGGCTGGCGATCATCGAGACGCTGAAGAACCGGCTCGAAGAAACCAGGGGCTCGCTCGACATCGCCAACAAATTCTACCGGGAGCAAGTGGCGCCCGATGCTGGCGTAAAACCAGAGTCGTTCATGATCCCGCCGGTGGACCCGCTGCCCTATACTCGCGAGGAGATCCTGAACGCTCGCGGCGCGGCAGCAGCGGCGCCGCCGGAGGTGCCGCCGCAGCGGCGCGGGGCTG